AGGAAGGTGTAATGAACCCAATCACGCAAGAATCGCTGGAGCTCATGAAGGGCGCTCTGGCCCGGCCGGACGATCGGATCGCCAAGTCAATCTCGATCGCGACCGGCCTATTGGCCTACGATCTTCAGGCTCCAGCGAAAAACCTTTATCCGTTCGTCACTCCACTCAGGAACATCATCCCGCGCGTCGGCGGCGGCGTCGGCTCCGCGACAAATTGGCGTCAGATTAATGCCATCATTGGCTCCGGCTTCGATGCCATGGGGTGGGTCCCGGAAGGCCAACGCTCAGGAACGATGTCGTACTCGACCTCGACCAAGTCGTCCAGTTTCGTAACGATCGGCGAGGAAGACGCCGCGACGTTCGAAGCCATTTCCGCCGGCCGTACCTTCGAGGACGTCCAGGCGACGATGGCATTTCGTCTTCTGCAAAAGATGATGCTGAAGGAAGAGATGGCGATTTTGGCCGGCAACGCCTCGTTGGCGCTCGGTACGCCATCGACGCCGACGCTGTCGGCATCGGGCTCGGGAGCCACACTCCCTGCCGCGACCTACTACGTCAAGGTCGCAGCGCTGACGCTCGAAGGCTACCAGAATTCCAGCGTTCTCGGCGGAGTCGCCACCACCAAAACCATCACTGGCGCCGACGGCAAGACTTTTGCGATCTCCGGCGGGTCGTCGAACATCAGCGCCGAGGCGAGTCAAGCGGTGACGCTCGGCCAGACACTTTACTGCACCGTGACGCCGGTCACGGGAGCGGTTGCCTATGCCTGGTACATCTCGACTTCGAACGGTACAGAGGCGTTGCAGACGATCACGACGGTAAATAGCGTCGCAATTAGTGCGCCGCTGAGCACTGGTAACCAGTCACAAACCGCGATTACCGCCGACAACTCCGCCAATCCGAGCTACGCGTTCGACGGCCTGTTGACGACCGCGCTCAAACCTGGCTCCAACGCTTATGTCAGCCTCATGCCAACGGGCACGGCAGGAACAGGGACGCCGCTGACCGCGTCAGGCCGCGGCTCAGTTCTGGAGATCGACACGATGTTCCAGGCCATGTGGCAAAATTTCGAACTGTCGCCGACTGTGCTCTACGTCAACGCGCAGGAACTCCGGAACATCACCAACAAGGTGCTGTCCAATGCATCGGGGCCTCTGGTGCGGTACGACGTCAATGGTGAGACGGGCGAAGAGTACCAGATCACGGCATCGGGTGTCGTTAGCTATTACTACAACCCGTACGCGATCAATGGCGGACTGCGAATCCCGATCAGAATCCACCCACGGGTTCCGCCCGGTACGATCATCGGCTGGGCCGAGAACCTGCCGATCCAGTACCAGTCGAACCAAGTGCCGAACGTCGCCGAGGTCAAGACGCGGCAAGATTACTACCAGATCGATTGGCCGATCGTGACCCGTCAGCGCCAAGTCGGCGTCTATGCCGAGGAGGTGCTGGCGGTCTACGCGCCTTTCGCCATGGGCGTTATCGGCAACATCGGAAACGGTTGATGGCAACGGCCCAAGTCTCAGCACCTCCGCAGGGACCGTTCGCAACCCTCGCCCCCGGGTTCAGCCCGGGGGCCTCTGTTGCGTGCGACTTGATTCCACTGCGCGCCGTCTTCGGTCAGGATGAGGCCAATCACGGTACTGCGCGATATGCGGTCGACAACGACGGCTTGGTCTGGGTTCCGGTCGAGGCTGTCGGGCCTCTGACCGCGATCGGTGGGTTCGCCTTGGCGAAGTCCGGCCCAAATGCAGTTTCGGTGGGCGCGCTCAGAGCGCATCACGACAATGCGGCCGGGTGTTCCTATCGCGGCCGTCAATATCTTCGCGACGCAAACGGGGACGTATTAGTGCCGGCGGAGGCCACTTCCGAGCTGTTGGCACATGGTTTTGTGCCGGTTTTGGAGGAGTGTCAGCCGCGCCGAGTCGAACGAGACGGTCGCCAAGCAATTGTTCCATAGAGGGCTGATCCGGTGGCTTTTGGAGATTTGACGACCCTCGCCGACGTCAAAGCGTGGCTGCAAACCGGGCAGGCCGCCTTTCCGGCAACGGACGATGCGCTGCTCACCCGTCTTATTACGGCGGCCAGTCAATACATTCAGACCTGGCTCAATCGTCCAATCGCGCTGGCGAATTACCAAGAGACGCGCGACGGGACGGGAGGCTGCGGCTTGCAATTCGCGTGCTTTCCGGTCAGCGCCGTATTGACGTTGACGATCGATGATCAACCCGTTCCTGCCGCGCCGTCGAGTACAGCTCCGGGCTACAGTTTCAGCCCTACACAGCTTTCGGTTCGCGGTTACAGGTTCAGCCGCGGAGCCCAAAACATCGCGATCGCGTACACGGCTGGATATTTGACTACGCCGCCCGAGGTCGCGCAGGCGTGCATCGAGTTTGTCGCGCTTCGTTATCGCGAGCGTACTCGGATTGGTGAATTGTCGCGATCTTTAGGCGGCGCAGAGACCGTTGCTTACGCGCAAAAAGACATGAGCGATGCGATCAAAACGCTACTGCAACGGTATCGTCTGGTGTCGCCGATCACCGCGGTCCAACCGATCCCGACGATGACGGGGCAATAATATCTGGTGTCCTATGATTACTGCCCGCCTAGTCGGGGATAACGTGGTGCTGGCGTGGCTGCGCGACGCTCCGGATGCGATTGCGTCGGGGATCGCGCGCGCGATCACCCGCTTGGGTATCGAGCTTCAACGCAGGATCCAGGAGGATGAGCTCTCCGGTCAAATACTCGCCGCCCGCTCCGGTTCGCTTAGGTCGAGTATCGATTTGCAAATCGACGAGGGCAGCGGGGCGATCTCAGCAACGGTCTTCAGCGACAACGAATATGCTCACGTTCACGAATATGGTCTCGCCGGTACGGTGAACGTCAGAGCGTATCTGCGCCGTATAACGGAAGCTTTCGGACGCCCGATAGCCGAGGAGACTATCAATGTCAGAGCTTACCGCCGGAGAATGGAGCTTCCGCAGCGCTCGTTTCTGCGCTCCGCCCTGGAAGATATGGATCCCGCCATCCGCGATGAGGTGGAGACGGCGTTGCGCGAGGCACTGACGTGATGACGTTCGCTCGTTTATAAAGCTAAGCCGACCGATGATAGTTCGCGAGCAGATCTTTACCGCACTGTGGGCGCTCGGCGCGAACGCAGCACGTTTCGCCAGTGCGAATCGGCGTCTGCGGCATTGGACCGACGTCGCTCCGGCCGAGCAGCCGGCCTTGTTCATGAGCGAGAAAGGCGGCCAAGCTGCGATAAAGAAGCTCGGCGCGCCGATCGTGTGGACTCTATACGCGGAATTTTACATATACGCGCATTCTAGCGATCCCTATCTAGCGCCCGTAACGATCTTGAATCCGCTGCTTGATGCTTTCGAGGCCGCGCTCGCACCGTCACCGACAAGCGGGATCCAGAATCTGGGGCTGCCTCAAATGGTTCAGCACGCCTATATATCAGGCAAGATTCAGACGGACGAAGGAGTCCTGGGCGATCAAGCCATTGCGATCGTACCCGTCGAAATCCTGTGCATTTGACGATCCGAAGGTAATCTGAGCTGACGAGGGTCTAGCGCGCCTTCTGCGTTCTCCCCCCGACGCCTCAATGCGCCTTCACTCAAAGGAGTGGCCGATGGCCGAAGAAGATCACAGCACGAACCAAACCGCCAACCCCGGTTCGATCGAGCATCTGATCGAACGCTGGTGGGCCGACCATTTCCCGGGGTCGGCAGTCGCCCGCGATACGCAGGCTTGGAATATCGCCCATGCCGCCAAGGAGAAGCTAAAGCGGCTGTTGAAGGGGAGTATGTGAGATGCAATTGAGCTTCGGCTCCGGCGCGGCGTGGGGCGAACGCACTGATGTGACCGGTTCGGGCATCGGGCCGCGGCAATTCGGTGTGCTGCAGGACATTCAGATCGATTTCGATTGGAGTGATAAAGAGCTTTATGGCCAGCTGCAGTTCCCCGTGGCAATAGCGCGCGGGCAAGGTAAAATAACCGGCAAAGCTAAATTCGCCCAGATCCTGGGTCTGCTGTATTCAGACATTTTCTTTGGGGTGACGCCGGCTACCGGGCAGTTCGCGGTCTCGCAGCTAGAGGCCGCAGCGGTTCCGGCTACGACGCCTTACACTGTGACACCCGCGAATGCCGCGAGCTACAATGACGATCTCGGCGTCAGCTATGCCATCAGCGGCAAGCGTTTCAATCGGGTGACTACACCCTCGGCCGCCGGCCAGTACTCGGTGAATTTCGGCACCGGCGTGTATACGTTCTCCTCTGCCGACGCCAGTGCCGCGGTCTTGGTCTCGTACACATACAATATCGCGACAAGCGGCAACAGACTGACGCTGACCAACCAGCCTATGGGCATTACTCCCACCTTCAAGGCTACTTTCTATACAGCCTACAACGGTAGCGGCACCGCTCTTCGTCTCAACGCCTGCACGGCCAACAAGCTGTCTCTACCGACAAAGCTCGATACCTGGACGATCAACGAGCTCGACTTCACCGCTTTTGCTGACGCTTCGGGAACGATCGGTTACTTGAGTACGGTGGAATGATGATCCCTGGGGTAGTGGTGGCAATGGGCGGTGAGGACTGGATCGTGCCGCCACTCACGCTCGGTCAGCTCCGCCGGCTGATGCCAAAAGTCCGACAGCTGACCGAAATCGGTGCGTCAATGGGAGAGGCACAGATCGCCGTGCTGATCGACATAGTCACTGCGGCGTTGCAGCGTAACTATTCCGAGATGACGCCGGAGAAGGTCGAGAACTTGCTCGATCTCGGAAATGCCAGTGTTGTCCTGAATGCCGTCCTCACCGGCTCAGGCCTGAAGCCGGGCGGAGCCGCTATGGGGGAAGCGCCTGCCCCCGAGACGACCTCGGGGGCAGACAGAGCGAGCTCCGGCTCATTTTCCGAGAAAATTCCCGGGACTCTGACCGCTGGCCAGAAATCTATGGGCTGCTCGCCACCGCCTGTGGATATAGCTACACGATAATTGACGAGATGACGCTCTTCCAAGTTGAGGAGTTGACGTCGTACTGGGCGCAGTACCCGCCGCTGCATCTGTTGATAGCAGCCTATCTTGGTGTGGGCAGAGACAAGCACCAGCGGCCGCCGTTGGTTTCAGCCCCAGCCCCGCAACGGCCGAGTTCGGATGTCGGCTCGATGCTCGCCCAGCT